TGGCTTTGTTCGGGGCGACGACGCACAAGCGGTCTAACACGACAGGAAGGGTGGTGGTGTTGAAATGATTGCTCAGCTCGTTGCGACCACTGGCCCGATCAACGGCTTGACGGACGACGAGAAGTACGCGTTCAACGAGTGTTGGAAGGTGTGGACGCAGAAGCTGCGCCGCAACCTGCTTCGGGCCCAGTATTACGACCAGCACAATGTGCTGAAGGACTTGCAGATCGCGATCCCGCCGCATTTGACGGACCTCGAGCTGGTGTTGGGGTGGCCGGCGAAGTCGGTTGACGTTTTGGCCCGCCGCTGCAAGCTGGACGGGTTCGTCATCCCCGGGGATGACGAGGACACGTTCGGGGTCAATGAGATGTGGCGTGCGAACGACATGCACATCGAGTTCCCGCAGACGGTGACCTCGGCTTTGGTGCATTCGTGCGCGTTCCTGACGGTGACGAAGGGTGACACGTCCGCGGGTGACCCGGAGGTGTTGATTTCGTCGCAGTCGGCCCTGTATGCGGCGGGGGTGTGGGATGCCCGCCGCCGCCGGTTGAAGTATGCGATGACGATCACCGACATGGACGAGGTGGGCCGGGTGACCGGCTGGGCTTTGTTCATGCCGGACGCGACGGTCACCGCCGTCTATGACGGGCCTCGGTGGGTTTTGGATCGGTTCTCCCACACGCTGGGCCGGCTGCCGGTGGAGGTCATCCCCTACAAGCCCCGCCTAGATCGGCCGTTCATGGAGGTTCACGCCGAGTTCTTCTCCAGCCCGCAGCGGTATGCGATGGGCGCGGACGAGTCGATGTTCGTGGACGCCGACGGTGAGCCCTTGAACCAGTGGGAAGCGATCCTGGGGAGGGTGTGGGCGGCGGGGCGTGACCCGGATACCGGGGACACCCCGCAGTTGGGGCAGTTCCCGCAGTCCTCGCCGCAGCCGCACACGGATCAGTTGCGGGCGTTGGGGGCGCAGTTCTGCGCGGAGACTTCTCTGCCGATGCACGCTTTGGGGATCGCCCCGGAGTCGAACCCGTCGTCGGCGGAGGCTTTGGAGATTTCTGAGCGGTATCTGATCGACGAGACCATTGACGCGACGGATGTGATGGGGGCCAGGTTGTCGCGGGCGATGATCACGGCGGTGCAGATCAGGGACGATTTGGATTCCCCACCGGAAGAGCTGTTGCGGATGGACGCGAAGTGGCGTGATCCGCAGAAGCCGTTGCGGTCGGCGGCGGGGGATTTCTTGATCAAGACGGTGCAGGCGATGCCGTGGCTGGCGGAGTCGCGGGTGCCGTTGGAGCAGTTGGGGTGGGATGCGACGACGGTGGAGCGGGCGTGGGCGGACAAACGCCGCGGCAACGTCACTTCCCTGCTGCAACGACTCACCACGCCGGCTACCCCCGTTGAGCCCCCCGCGGCGCCGGTCGAGGTTGAGGCCCCCGAAGCCGACGGGTTCGGGCAGGGCGTTCCGCAGGCCGCGGGGTTCTCTGAGGGGGATTTTGTGACGTGGGCTGGCGGCGAGGGCGTCATTGAGCACCTGATGGTGGACGGCGTCCTCGGGGTGGAGGGCTCGGAGTTCGCCATCCCCGCCACAGCGGATGAGCCTGCGGTGCTGGTGCGGATTTACCAGAACGGCGAACCCACTGAGCTGCTGGTGGGCAAGCGGCTGTCGGAGCTGACCCGTGGCAGTATCGGCGGCTGAACGCCGATTTCTGCTTGATCAGATCGACCGGTTAGCGCAGCGGGACCTCAATAATCTGTGGCGGGCCGCTGAACTGCTCGCCACTAACGAGTTCTTCGACTACGTGCTCGCGGGTTTCCCTGAGATCGCGTTGAACTATCACCAAGTCGCCGCCCAGGCGGCGGCGAACTGGTTCGAGGAGTCCGACCCGGATTCGGGGTTCGTGGCCCGCGTGGCCGAGCCGCCCCCGGTGGGCAGGTTGGAAACCACCACGCGTTGGGCGTTGGGTGGTGATGGGGCTGATCGGGCGTTGTCAAGGATGAACGGTGCGCTTCAGCGGGCGACGTTCGACGGCGCCCGGGACACGGTGTTCGACAACATCGAAGCGACCGGGTCGCGGTGGATTCGGGTCGCTCGGCCCACAGCGTGCGCGTTTTGCCGCCTGCTGGCGACGAGAACGGGCGAATCGGCGTACACCAGCCGAGAGTCCGCCATGAACGTCGTCGGCCGCCGAGGCGGGCGGCGTGGTTCCCGCAGAGTCGGGGAGAAGTTCCACGACCACTGCTACTGCCAGCCCGTGGAGATACGCGCCAACCAAGAACTGTCCGAGGTTCTGTCCGAAGAGGACGCTAACCGGGTCCAGCAATGGAACGACGACTACCTGAAAGCCCGCGCCAACGCCGGCTCAGGTCAGTTGAAACCAATCTTGGCTGCCTGGAGGCAGCAAGGCATCAGCTAGGCGATCTTGCTGATGTTTCCCCCGCGATGGAGGACAAATGGAAGACACGACTGAAACCCCCGTTGAGCCTGTTGAGAGCGATTCTCAACCCGCTGAGAGCGATTCGAAGCAGCCGACGCTGACCGATGCAGGGAAGAAGGCCCTGGCCGAGGAGCGCCGCCGCGCCGCCGCCGCCGAGAAGCAGGCGAAAGCGTTGCAGGCCCGCCTCGACGCCATCGAAGCCGAAAACCTGTCGAAAGAGGAGAAGGCACTCAAGGAGGCCGCTGATGCGGCTGCCCGCGCCGCCCAAGCAGAAGCTGAGGCGATGCGCTGGCGGATCGCCGCGAAGCACGGCATCTCCGACGAGGACGCTGAGTTGTTCCTCACCGGGTCAGATGAGGAAACGCTGTCCAGGCAGGCGGAGCGTTTCCAGTCACTGTCAGCTAAAACCCCCAAAGGCACCCATGTGCCGGGTGTCGGCAATCAGCCGAACCCACCTTCCATTTTGGATCAGATTCAGGCCGCTGAGGCTTCAGGTGACTACAAGCTCGCCATCAAGTTGAAGACGCAGCGGCTCGCGGAGCTGGCCCGAAACAACACGTAAAAAGGAGTTAGATCAATGGCCGGTATCACTGGTCTGGGCACGACTTTCAACCTGCCCAACTATGTCGGGGAGCTGTTCAACGTCTCCCCCGAGGACACCCCGTTCCTGTCCGCCATCGGCGGCCTGACCGGCGGTGTGGCCGTCAACTCGACGGTGTTCACCTGGAGCCAGTACGACCTGCGGGACGCCGCCGATGACCGGCAGCGCCTGGAGGGCGCGGACGCCCCGACCGCTGAGGCGCGGGTCCGTGCGGCCGGGTCGAACGTGGTGGAAATCCACCAGGAGCAGGTCGCGGTCTCGTACACCAAGCAGGCGGCTACCAATCAGTTCGCCGGCACCGCCCCGTTCGTGGGTGGGATGAACGAGGTCACCGACGAGCTGGCGTGGCAGCTTCAGCAGGAGTTCAAGCAGATCGCCCGCGACGTGGAGAAGTCGTTCATTTCGGGCACCTACCAGATGCCTGCGAACAACTCCTCGGCGCGGAAGACCCGCGGCCTGCTGGAGGCCATCGAAACGAACGTGAAGGACGTGAACGGCGCGACCCTCACCAAGGACGATGTGCTCGATCTGATGCAGCAGGTGTGGGAGAACGGCGGCATTCAGGAGTCGGAGACCCGCACCCTGATGGTGAACGCCACCCTGAAGCGGAAGCTGACCGGGCTGTTCATCACCTCCACCTCGTACGCCTCCTACCAGGAGACCTCACGCAACGTGGGTGGGGTAACATCGTGCTGTCGCGGTATGTGCCGGCGGACACGATCATCGTGGCTTCGCTGGAGGACTGCGCCCCGGCGTTCCTGGAGATTCCCGGGAAGGGCCATTTCTTCGCTGAGCCGCTCGCCAAGACCGGCGCCTCGGAGAAGGTGCAGGTGTACGGCGAGATCGGTTTGCGTTACGGCAACGAGCGCAAGCACGGCAAGCTGGTTGACGTGGCGGTCGCGGGTTCCTGATCGTGGCTCTCGCTTCTGAAGCTGACGTTGAGTCCGCCCTCGGGCGGGAGTTGACCGAAGCTGAGGACGTGTCGTCTCTGCTGGAGGAGGCATCGGATTTGGTGGTGGGCTATCTGCGCTACACCCCTGATCCGGTGCCTGCCCCGGTGGCCCGCGTGGTCGCAACGATGGTGGTGGCTGTCCTGACGAAGCCGGCGACAAACACCGCCGACTACGGGGTGAACGGCTACAACGTCATCAAAGAGGGCATGCCGGTCAAGGTGGGTGTGGAGTCGGCCACCTCGTCGGGGCCCTGGTTGACGGCGTCGTTGAAGATGCGGCTTCGCCCGTATCGGACGGCGAAGTCGTCCGGGGTGTTCATGATCAACACCGCCCCGAACGCCACCTCCCCGACGAACGCCGACATGCCCGCCTACGCCGGTGATGACTGGTGGGGCGTCTGGTGATCAGAGTCCACACCCCGAAAACGGTGCATGAGTTCCCCACAGGGACGACGTTCTCCACCGAGAAGGACTACAACAACCTGTGCATCTGGGACCGCTCGAAGCTGCTCCTCGGGGTGTTCGCCGACGGCATGTGGGTGCTCGTGGAGGAGCTCGACGATGACTAACCTGCGGATCAAGTTCAAACCCGGCGCGAAGTTCAAGCTCCGCAACGCCCCCGGGGTGCAGAAGTTCCTCGAGGCCGCGGGCAGCA